AAGCCGTTCGACATTAACGATACGTCCCCAAATGTCTAATCCGAAACCTTGTGCCGTGTCGACATTCCAAACATAATCGAAGAATGTATCTAGGTCGGTACGAGGATCGATGTAGTCATTCATAAATAGAATTAACTGACTTATTGTCGGGCTGTTTCCGTACTGGCTGATTATTGTTTTCTCGACGTCTATCATACCAATGTCACCGCAATGTCGGTGTCGGTTAAAGTAGGTTTTTGATCGATTCCAATTGATACTTGGGTCAAGGTAGGCGAGCTCGTACCGATCAGTATGCTAATGATCGCAACCCCGCTATACGCAAGACTCACAGCCCCGTAATAACGACTTGCAAAAACATCCGATCCGATACGCTCACGTACCGTACCGTCCGTGCCATTAAAACGTGCGACGATGGCAGCTTTTATCAAAGCAACAATGTCTGTCGGCAGCAACGGATCGTCCACAATAGATACTGCAAATTTTATAGCCTGAGCAGCCGGGCGTTCAAACTTTACGGAATACGTTGGTTGTGGGTAACTGTATCCGCTCGAATCCGTCACATTGACGGTAGTATTGCCATTATAATCACAGCCCACGTCTTTCTTTGCCCATATCGCAGCGGCTATGTCGGAATCGATACCACCTACTACTGCGACGTAAACCGAATGTGCCGCTACCGGGTAGTTTGTCGCTCCAGTATTGACTATCGCATCTGTAGGATTGTCAATCACATAAACGTCCAGGACATTGGCAACATCGAATACCGCAGCGTAGATTGCCGCCGGAGTACTTTTACCGTTTAGCGCGACTGAGTTTTTTCGCCGAAACTCAAAGTCTGTACGGGACTCGACGTTCTGCCCGAGTGTACCTGCTGAGGCATTCGTAATTGTGTCCCATCCAGCAACGGCTTGATAAACCTTTGCGAGCGCCGCCGGTGGGCATGGAATAGGGCCTGTGACAGTATTCTGGAATTCCGCATCAACCGTACCTCCTACGCCTATCGTGGCGTTAGCAGTTAAAGTGTAAGTATTTCCGCCCGTATCTTGAGCTAACGTTCCGGCTGGAATCACCGCAGATGCCACCCCGCCGAGTGTTGCTGTCACTGACGTGGACGTCGCGGGCTTGCGGTTTAAGTAATATATGCGAGCGATACCATCTTGAAACTTTCCGTCAGAGTATTGCGGGTCGACTTGGTTGACGATTAGAGCAATTTGATTATTCTTATCACCGATGATAGCCGTCTCGCTCGATGCGAGTTGCCCCTGTGGAGTCTCCAGAGATGAATTTAAGCCGCCTCCAAACGCAGCATCAATATCCACAACAACCCCCGCCAGCACATCAGCTTCAGTCGGTATGACTAATCCTGCGGGGGTGAACGTGATTGATGGGACGCTAGAAGTTAACGGCATTTAAAGCACCTAGTTCATCTATAAATCTGACTTCGCCGGTAACTGCGCGATTATCAAGGCTCGTTATCACACATTTGGCAGAAACTACGCCCGGTACAGTCAATGCTGCGTTTTCTATGTAACCAGTGAGTAGTGACAATGGCGGCATGTGTCCGAGAATTTCATTAAAATAAGGAATACCTTTGCTCGTATCGTACCATAGTTCGCCTTGAAATAATTTGATTGCGCTCGCGACATCTTGCGCTAACGAATAAGGTGGCGATGCCATAGCGATATTTCCATTACTATCAATGACTAAATCCCAAGCAGTTTGGTCTAAAAGTAAAGTATTAAGAAGGGCCATCTGTATTTGAACTCCCTCGTTGAACTCCGCCGTGTACATGATTCTCTAAGCTTATCGAGCCTGCGATTACGTCACCAGTAGCCGTCAGACTTCCATTAATTTGCACGTCCGCATTGATTGTAACTGCACTTCCGGTAATTGTAATCCCGTCTGCGTTAAATTGCACGAATTGAGTGGGTGCTGCGTTCAGCATTCCACCCAAATACATACCATCAGAAAAATTATATTGCCGGTGACTCCCAGGGTTACCCTGCTTCTTTGTGGATTTTATCTTGCTGATGTCACGAGACGCAAATACGCACACACCGATATCACCAACTTGAGGGTCGATGATTACAGCGTTATTACCACCTTGCACGCGCAAATATGGAACATTGTAAATAGTAACGTGAGGGGTAGGGTTACCCTGAGCATCAATCTGGTTGACGAGTGGCGTGACATTAACAAATCCTACTGGGGATGTATCGCCGTCGTTCGTGCATTTATCAACACGCACCAGCGTCGCAGTTTGCAACTTGCTGATAGCTTGCCCGATTATAAACGCGAGATTATTGTATTCTCCCGACGTACTCCACGCCTTGAGCGCCCCTGTAGGTACGCCGTTATCTGGCTGTGATGGCGAGGCCATTAGCATTACCTCTGACGAATGAGAACCACGCGCCACCAGGCCGCTCGCTCTCCAATCTGTGATTAATTGAAGTTACAATCCATTCGCCTGCTGCATGGATGTTGTCAGTCTCAAGTTTGACCGTCCCCCCGAATACTACCGCAGGGTTGAACAATGTGGAGAAGTTCACGCCCACGCTATCGAATGTTGGATAACCTACCAACCCCGTGTCTTTCGATATAACCGGGGTCTCAACTTCCCTAGGCCCACTAGATGGCGTTATTGCCAGTACGTTATCGTCAAGATAGACATCGCAATCGGCGGCTTTGGCGATGTCTTTAATCTGTTCCATTCCAGTATTAGGTAAGTACATATCAGTCAATGTCACATCCACGCCATTATTTTCAAACTTATAGCCTAGATCGCCGCATATTTGACTTATAGCGTCCGCCGCTTTAATACCCCCTGAAAAACTTCGCGGAGGAACCGCTATCAACTGATTGTAAAACGCAGCTTGAGCTTGTATGTATAAAAACACATGAGGCATACCTTGATAATCACCCCAAGCATTGACGATATTTCCGGCAAAAACCAACTTATCGCTCATCGCGTAAACTTCAACCGTATTGGGTATCTTCCAGCCGGGTCGCCATTGCAGGGTAGTTATCGAGTTCATATCGGCCTGGGCTACACCAAATATACGAGCGCGTAATGTACTCATTTGTACGCCCCCGGCCTTTTCAATATCGACTATCGCACGGAAGCCTTCAAGTTCGATCACTTGATCTTTTATTGTGATTACAAACTTTAGTGATTTCTTATCCATTATAAATCAACTGATATCTGATACCTAAGCCGGTGTAATCCGGGTCAGATGTACCTTGTGTATCTATAAAAAATAACGATCCGATGAACCCGGCATATCCTCGAGCGATTAGGTTTACAGTATCCCTCGCAACAACGGCCAGCGCAATATCTACCCCGTCAGCGTTAATATCCACAAACAAACCTTCCGGCTTCTGGTATACAGTTATATGACAGTTTTGACCGCCAAGTACGACCTTGCAGTCTTGCGCCGGTATTGGGGCAAGGGGGACTACTGACGGATTCATAATAATTCACTCAAACGTTTTAATGTCGACTTATCGGGCGGTTGCGGCTGCACCTTACCGTTATCTTCAGGACTGGCTGCACTCACAGACTGGGCCTGTTTAGCGGTAACTTTCGCAGAAACTTCCCGAATCTCGCGCAGCCCAAGTTCGATAGTGAGTAAATTAGCACCTCGGTCATTACGACGTTGGTAATTGTAATATTCAATGCTGTAATTTATATAAGTCACTTCAGGTGTTACTACGCTATAAACATCAGTCGATTTAACCGCAGCGTCTATTGCCACGAGTAATGCTTGCCGGTCAGATTCTGATCCGCTCAGACATAAACTTACTCGCGCCTCGGCAGGTAATTCAACTTTATTGTACGCCGCAAATCCGCCACGTTCGACCGGGAAATCACTTACTCTAGTTTCTTTGGAGTATTCCACTGACTTGGTAGAGAGTTCCGAGCCTACCCCGATTGCAGATAGAATCGGGCTTAAAAATGACGACGGATCGCCTAACGCTTTACCACGACTATCAAAAATTCCCCACCGTAGATCAATTTGAAAGCTACGCCAAATGATACCTTGCAGTACTCCGAGTGCTAAACGTCCAGCAGGTGCGACGGATAGTGATCTGGGTATTAATGGTACCCCACCCGCGACTGGTACGTCTGGAAAAGGTATGAGTGCCATAATTAAAACAACCCTCGGTTAGCTTGAGAAGTTTTCAAAAAGTCCATCGCGCCCCCAATATCTTTGGCGATACCTTCCGCGTCAGTCGCTTCGGTATGAATGTTAATCTCGCCGATATTATTTTCTACAGTAACTGTGTTTGTGGTTGATTGCGAACGAACCGCATCGCTCGAAGTTTGAGACGCTCCTGGAATGCCGTCCATCAAACTATCAGCAAAACTCCCGCGTTTAACTGATTCACCCTGCCGATCTGCGGGTCGTTCGTAATATTCAGATATAACTGCACCTGCATCGAACGCGTTATATGCTTGCTTGAGTCTATCTCCAGCCGCCTTTTCTTTGCCTATCGTCAACTCATACTGAACGAACTGTAATTGCTCATCGAGCGTAGATTGTCGAATATCTTTGCCAAAAACTTTTTTAAAATCCGACTGCCGGTCTGGATGCCACTGTGCCACACCAAACGCCTTACCGCCGTCACCTACTGCTTGATGATTGAACGAGCTTTCGTGTTTCAAATTTGATGTAATACCGGCAGCCTGTTCGCGAGTCCAGCCTTGTTTTTGGAAAAAATCCATTACAGTAGATTCAGTGCTGGTCATTCCGATATTTACAGGGCTTACAGGCATTTCAGCAGGTGCGCCTTTTTTAAATTCTTCCAACGCAAACTTAACGCGTCCCCAATCCCGGTTAAACACAGCTGCGATTCCGTCACCCGCAGCGATAGCACGATATACCAAATCTGTAAGTAATCCCTTAATCCAATTAATACCTTTCGCTGCCGCCAGAAATCCAGGCTCCCACTTCGCCCAATCAATAAACGTTTCGCCGCCACGCTTCCAGGTAGCGAAATCTTGTGTGAGTAAGCTTATCGCTCCGGCCAGTCCGGTAACTGCAAGTATTACAAGATTGATAGGTGCGGCTGCGAGCGCTACACCAGCAAGACCCGCAGCGAGTATTGCCAGGAAAGTTTTAACGAATTCTTTATTTTCCAAAACCCAAGCGCCGAACTCTCGCATGACTTCAAGCATTTTTTCCAATGCAGGTGTAGCATTTGATAGTAACTCTTGCCCGAACGCCTTTACGCCTTGCTTGGCTTCAGTAAGTTGCCGATACAGTCGCTGCGCTTCTTCACCTTGTCGCTTAGTTGTGGCGGTGAATTCCTTTTGCTTCTTTATGACAAGTTCGACTTCCTTACGCCCGGATAACAATAATTGCATAGTGCCTTGATCGATACCCATCATACGACCGAGATTGTTGGCCGTGGGTCGATCCAATGCTGCGAAACGCTCAGACAGATCGAGCAATATGTCGGTTACTGGACGTGCCTTGCCTGATGCATCAGCCAGACTCAATCCTAGTGCTGAAAAGTACGGTATTAATGACGATTGACCGGTCAACTGTAATTCAGTTTGTGCCCGGTTCAACATATCCATGCTACCTTGCAATCCGGCAGTACTGCCACCAGCCAAAGCCGCCGCGTTTGACCATGCCGACACATCGTCAGTGACAAGCCCCAAATTCACAGATAGCCGATGCAATTCGCTATTTGTGGTTATGGTATGTTCGATAAATTGCTGAATAGCAACCGTACCTCCAATAACCGCTAGG